AGGGGCAGGCTGGCGGACTTCCTGCAGCAAACCGGGCGACACAAGCAGCAGCTGCGGGAGACTGTGCCCGGCTTCGGACGCAGCGAGGCCAGCAGCGCTGTGTGGGCAGCAAGGCGCTTGCAGGCCGAACAAAATAATGCTATACTGATAGAAAATTTGCGAACCGCAGGAAATCTGCCACAAAAAGCACAGATTCATCTGACACCCAAAGAGCTGGACTTGGCAGAGCTTTCATTTGACGACACCCATGTCAATCAGGAGAGGCAGCACCACATAAGCGAAGCACAGGCTAAAGAGTTCATTCAACAGGCCGCGATCTCGGTTACGGTATGGAACGGGCGCTTCGAGCGTTACTACAGCCAAAACGGTGTAGCTTACGTAGACCTGCTAAAGAAAGAAATACGAACCGCGTATGGCAAAGCCGAATACGATGCCAGTACACAAGCACTAATGGAGGCACTTGAACAAAATGGCTTATTTAGGGAATATTGAATATGAGCCCGACGAATTCGGTGTCGCGGTGCGCGTTAAGTGCCCCCTCGTGGACACATGGATAGATCCTGTCGATTGCATGGAAAACCAGGGAAACAATGAAGCGGCCATCCCGGAGCGCTTCAAACACAAACAAGGCTGGCAGGAAATCTGCAAGCAGTGTCCATTTAGGGACTACTGATTTACACGCGGCACAAAGGC